GCGCCGGTCTTGAAGCTGCTCTTTTATTTGTTCAGGTGAAAGCATTTTGTTTTCCTCTTTTGCTGTTAGTTGAAAATTATTTTCATAATATGGTTGACAGGTTTCAATTTACCCTTTAAATTGTGTGATGTCAATAACGACAAAGCAACTAAATAAGGAACGACCTAATGACCGACCTAGAGATAGTACAAGGCATAATTGATGCCAAAAACGCAGAGGATGCAGCTAAAAAACAGCGCATCGAACTCGAAGAAGAACTGGTAAACCTCGTAGGTAAAAAAGACGAAGGAAGCCAGACTCACAAAATAGGCGACTACAAAGTCACTATCACCGGCAAACTTACCCGCTCACTGGACAAAAAAGTGTGGGCTGATATTGAACAGTCAATTCCACATGCCCTTCGTCCTGTTGAGTACAAGCCGTCGCTTGATACTAAAGGCTTAAAATATCTTGAAGATAACGAGCCAGAAGTATTCCGCACGGTATCAAGCGCGGTTACTGTTAAGCCGGCAAAAACAGCCGTTTCAATTAAGGTTTAAGGAGAGATAAATATGGCTATTTCACTAGAAAGCATTGTAAAAACAAAACACAGCGCACCACCGCGCATAATCGTCCACGGCGCTGAAAAGGTAGGTAAGTCAACGCTTTTTGCATCAGCCGAAGATTGTGTTTTCATTCAGACAGAGGACGGACTGAAAGGTATTGACGCTCAGGCCTTCCCGCTAGCTGAGAAGCTGGACGATGCGTTTGAAGCAATCCATACGCTGCAAACAGAAGATCATCCGTTTAAGGTGTTGGTCATTGATAGCGCTGATTGGCTGGAGCGACTGATTCACGACCAAGTATGCCAAGACCACGGCGTTAAAACCATCGAAATGGCGGCAGGCGGTTTCGGCAAGGGCTACGGCGAGGCGCTGAATTACTGGCGCCAAATCCTATCTATGCTCGACGACCTGAATAGCCGCAAGGGTATGATTGTCGCCTTTATATGCCATAGCCGATTAGTGCAGGTTTCTGATCCAGAAAATGAGGCCTACGATAGCTGGAAATTAAAGCTACACGAGCCGAAGTCAGGCAACCAGGGTGCGTTGTCGCTACTTAGTGAGTGGGCTGACATTATTGGCTTTGCCCGCAAAAAGGTACTTGTCAAGAAATCGACCACCAGCGACAAGCATCGAGCCATTGACGGAAAACAGCGCGAATTGCTGCTTGAGGGAAGCCCAGCTTTCTTGGCCGGCAATCGTTACAACTTGGAGCCAAGCATCCCGCTTGAATGGACGGCTCTTGAAGAACAAATTAACAACGCTTAACACAACACAACCAACGAGGAATATAACATGAGCAACTTACAAGGGTTTAACGCCGCAGAAGTAGAACCGGCAACAGGTTTTGATGTCATCCCAGCGGGCGAATATGAAGCCATTATTATTGAGTCGGAAATGAAGCCGACAAAAAACAATAACGGCAGCTATTTACAACTCACTTTTCAATTAACTGGCGGCCAGTATGACGGTCGCTATGTTTGGGCGCGCCTAAACTTGGATAACCCAAATCAGCAAGCGGTTGACATCGCACAGCGCGAGTTGTCCGCAATTTGTCGTGCAGTTGGTGTTATGACACCAAGCGACTCAAGCGACCTGCATGACGTCCCGTTGATTATTAAGGTGGGTATTGAGCCAGCGCGAGGCCAATATAGCGAGTCTAACTCAATCAAGTCGTACAAAGCGATTGGCGAAGCGTCAAAGCCTGCCGCGCCATCAGGCGGGGCGCAAAAAGCGCCGTGGAAAAAGTAGCCTAGCTTTTAACAATAGGGGTTAGCGATAGCCCCTATGATTAAAAGAAGGAGCAAAACCAATGGCAAAAGAGAAAAGTGCAGAATGCTGTGATATTAGAAATTTTTCTGATATGCAGAAATGTATGAAATGCGGAATGTGTTGGGATATTAATGACCCACACCCTCCCAAATGCGAAATTAACAACCCGAAAAAAGTTATTTTTTTGGATCGTATAATAGCATTCGTTTTTGGGAGTAAGTGACTATGGCAGACATAAGCAAGCACACCATATCGCCAACCATTCAGGCGATTTACAAGCACCGAGAAGATACGCAGGACAGCTACCACCGTGCGCACTTAGGCGCAAGCCAGATAGGAGCAAGTTGCAGCCGTGCGTTGTGGTATCAATTCCGCTGGGTTAAAAAGCAACGTCATAGCGGGCAACTATTGCGTTTGTTTGAAACTGGCCAACTTGCCGAGGATAGATTTGTTGAGGAATTGCGCTCAATAGGTTGTGAAGTTTGGGAAGCTGACCCTGAAACCGGCAGGCAATTCAACATTAAAGCGTGTGGCGGGCACTTTGGCGGAAGCATGGACGGAATAGCAACCGGCATAAAAGAAGCCCCTGACAAGCCGCACGTTGTCGAAATGAAAACCCACAACGACAAGTCTTTTAAAGAGCTTGTAAAGTCAGGGGTGCAAAAAGCAAAAGAGCAACACTACGCTCAAATGCAAGTGTATATGCGCCGCATGGATATAGACCGTGCTTTTTACATCGCGGTCAATAAAAACAATGATGAGCTTTACGGCGAGCGCGTTCGGCTTGACCCTGCATACGCTGACAGACTTATCGAAAAGGCACAGCGCATTATATTCACTGACACGCCGCCACAAGGCGTTAGCGAAAATCCAAGCTGGTACGAGTGCAAGTGGTGCGATTACCATGATATTTGCCATAACGGAGCCATGAGCGAGCGCAACTGCCGAACCTGCACGCAAATAACAGCAGAGCAAGACGGCACTTGGAATTGCGAGAAACACAACACTGACTTAACCACAAAAGAGCAACGGCTTGGATGCCCTGACCACCGCTATAACCCAAATTTAATAAAATCGGTGCCAGTTGAGATGATTGACGGCGTAATCAAATACGAAAACGGATACGAGGATGATGGACAATGCTAAAACTACGCGATTACCAAAAAGCCGCCGTTGACTCGCTCATGCCTTTCTGGTCTGCCGGCAAGAATCATCCGATTGTGGTTGTGCCAACTGGCGGAGGCAAGTCATTCATTCAGGCGGCAATGATTGATGAGTTTATGAACATCGACCCGTCAATGCGTGTATTGTGCTTGAGCCACCGAAAAGAGCTGACAAAGCAAAACAGCGACGAACTAAAGCAACTATTGCCGGCTATGAAGTTTAAACCCAGTATTGGTATTTTTGCAGCAAGCCTAAAGCGTCGAGATTGGGAGTGTCAGGTAACTTTTGCACAGATCCAAAGCGTGGCAAAACACCTGCATAAATTCGATCCATTCGATGTGATTTTTGTTGATGAGTGCCATTTGATTCCGCGTAGCTCCATGACGCTTTACGGGCAAGCGGTCAACATGACCGGCAAGATGAACCCGCATCGCAAGATAATTGGCCTAACCGCCACGCCTTACAGATTGGACACTGGCTGGCTGCACAAGGGCGAGGGCGCTATATTCGACGGCGTTAGTTATGAAATACCCGTTAAAAAACTGATTGACGACGGTTACTTAGCACCAGTGGTCAGCAAGCGCGGTCAAGCAAAGGCTGACTTAAAAGGCATTAAAAAGCGCGGCGGTGAGTACATCGAAAGCGAAATGGCAAAGCGCTTTGATATACCGGAGCTTGTAAAAGAAGCCTGCGACGAAATCATGAGCTACGGCGAGCACCGCAAGGCTTGGCTTTTATTTGGCGCTAACGTTGAGCACTGTACGCACATTTATGACTACATGTCAGCGCACGGAGTAGACGCAAGAGTTATTGCCGGCGAAACGACCGATGCAGAGCGCGACCAAGCCGTCCAGGACTTCAAAGATGGCAAGCTAAAGTGCTTAATCAACTGTAACGTTTTGACCACCGGCTTTAATGCGCCTATATGCGACCTAGTGGCGATTGTTCGTGCTACCGAATCAACCAGTCTTTATGTTCAAATTGTAGGCCGTGGGATGCGTACATACCCAGACAAGGATGATTGCTTATTACTCGACTATGGTGACAATGTGGCTAGACATGGCTGCATTGATGATGTTCAGGTTAAAATAAAATCAGGCGATGGTGACGGCGACGCGCCCGTTAAAATCTGCCCTGAGTGCGATAGCCTAGTTCATACATCAAGTCGTGAGTGTCCTGATTGCGGTTTTGAGTTCCCTGAGAACGAGCCAAACCATAGCAATTCTGCGGCAAGCGATGACGCATTAAGCTACTTGGCGCAACCTGAAACTTTGACCGTTTCGAATTGGTCATGGCAGCGGCATCGTAAAGCCGGCAAGCCGGACAGCGTTCGTGTAACTTACCATATTGGTAATTTGCGCCGTGTCAGCGAATGGGTGCCGATGGATAACCCGCTAGGGCGTAGACACGCGGAAAGGTTTTGCAGAGAGCATGGCGTGACAGCGGCAAGCACAGACGAGCTATTAAAGGCAATGGTTAACGCTGAAATGCCAGAGTCTATTGATGTTCGCAAGAAAGGTCGTTTCGAGGAAGTGTTGAGCAAGAATTTTAAGCCAAAGGACGAAACCCCAAAGACACAAAGCTCAATTACAGACCTTCTAAGTCTTAGAGAAGAATTAGCGGAGAAACGCAATGCTGGATAACCTAAGTCATTTACCATTAACAAGCGATGACAAGCGTTGGTTGCAACGTATATTGTCAACTAAGCCGGTAAAACAACGCAAAGAATTACTTGAATCATACGCCGCCATATTTGAGCGCGAAATCGCTAATCACGAATATCCAGAGCATCAGCGAGACAACAAAGCAAGGACAAAGGCCAACACATGGATAAGGGTAAAAGCAAAAGGCGTTGCAGGTGACATTGTTAAAAACTGCACAACGTGCGAAATGATGGGCGAAGATGGGGTTTGCTTTGTTTTTCGAGAAAAGCCGCCGGAAGAGTTTAAGAAAACAAAAAAACAGGAGTGCGACCAATGGCTTTTAGAAGTCCCGTTTTAGGCAAAGAAAAAATACCAAGCGAGCACGTTGAGCAGCGCCAATTTGTTGAGTGGTTTCGCAAAACATACAGGCCAATGCGGATATTCGCCATACCCAACGGAGGCAAGCGGGGAAAGCGTGAGGCGCATAAGTTAGTTGTTGAAGGTGTTAGTGCCGGCGTTCCTGACCTTTACATACCAGAAGCTAAACTGTGGGTTGAAATGAAGCGACAAAAGGGCGGCAGCTTATCTAAAGAGCAAAAAGACTGGCGTGACTACCTCTTGGGAATTGGCGACAAGTGGATAGTTGCCAAAGGATTTGAGGACGCTAAACGCCAAGTGGCAGAAATCCTAACTGGTCAGACCACCTAAGCCTAGCCTTTGTGTTAGGCTTATTTTGTCGAATTGGAGAGAAGCTATGAAACGAGTTTACAACAAAGAAAAGAACGTTTTTGATGCCACATATGAGCGCATTGATTTTATTTGGAGGAATTTCGAGCGTGTTTACATGTCATTGTCCGGCGGTAAGGACTCTGGCGTTATGATGAACCTTTGTCTAAAGTACATGGAAGAAAACCCCGAAATAATCAATGGACGTAAGTTAGGTATTCAAATAATGGATAACGAGGCTAACTACGATGAGTCTATCGAGTTTATGCATCGTATTATTCAGGCAAACTTAGACAAGCTAGATGTTTACTGGTGCTGCTTGCCTATCACTTTGCCTTGCACAGTTTCGGCCTATCATATTGACTGGCAGTGTTGGGGTGAGCGCGACAAAGACCGCTGGATTCGACCTATGCCGAAAGAAGATTATATTGTCAATATCGACAATCACCCATTCGGTGACTTGTTCCAAGAAGATATGAGTTATGACCACTTTTGGGATATGTTTGGCGAATGGTACTCGCAAGGAAAGACTTGCGCCAACATGATTGGTATTCGCACACAAGAAAGCCTTAACCGCTTTCGCGCTATTATGAACGAGCGCAAGGTTATGTTTGGGGGTGAGCCGTGGACAAAAAAGAACACGAAGCACAACTATAATGTTTACCCAATTTATGACTGGACAACCCATGACGTATGGACAGCGTGTGCTAAATATGAGTGGGACTATAACAAACTGTACGACATATTTTACAAGGCAGGTGTTCCGGTTAACTCGATGCGCGTGGCCTCACCTTTTATGAGCGAGGCAAAGTCGAGTTTAGGTATGTATCGCGTGATTAACCCGCATATTTGGGCGCGCCTTTGTGCTAGGGTTCAAGGTGCTAACTTTATAGCCACCTACGGTAAACAGCTTGATTACAAGTCTATTAAGCTGCCGGAAGGGCACACTTGGAAGTCTTTTGTTAAGTTTCTGCTCGACACTTTGCCGGATGAGTCAAGCGAAAATTTTAGACAGCGCTTTGCTCAATCAATTAAATTCTGGTCGAGAGTTGGGCGCGGACTGCGTGATGATATTATCGAGCAGCTAGACCAGCTAGGCGTTAAATATAAAACAAACGGATATACGCCTCATGGCAGCAAAAAGCTAAAGCGTGTACGTATATTGCGCGTGCCAGACCATGTTGATGGACTTAAAGCAGACCATAGCAGTGTAACCAGCTGGAAGCGATTCGCTATAACCATCTTAAAAAACGACCATACGTGCAAGTATATGGGGTTACAACCGACGCTGGAGCAGGCAAAACGCCAGCGTCAAATAATGGAAAAATATAAAAACCTGAGCATTAAAGGAGAGAAAAAATGAAAATCGTAAACTACAAAAACTTGGAATCAGAGCGCGTTGTAGAATTCCATGCGGGCGTTAGCCACAGAATTTTGTTGAAGCGCGACGGTATGGGTTTCGGGATGACGCGCACCACCATACTGCCAGAAGCCGGAAAGGTTTTTCAGCATTATAAAAACCATGATGAAGCCTGCTACTGCGTGAAAGGCCGCGCAATTCTTACTGACATGGACGGCATGGAGTACGGCATTGAGCCTGGCGTAACTTACATTCTTGATAGAAATGACCCTCATTTCTTTGAGGCGCTAGAGGAAACCGTTTTAATTTGCGGATGGAACCCACCTTTAGTTGGGCGAGAAACACACCGTAAAGACGGCTCATACTCACTGGATGGGAGTAACGACGATGAGTAATTATCAATCACCTGTTTACAACGTAATTGCTGTGCCAATAGAGAAAGTTACAGCCAACGACTACAACCCGAACAGCGTAGCACCACCAGAAATGGCGCTTTTGGAAACGTCAATCTGGGAAGATGGTTACACGCAGCCAGTCGTTACTGTTTATGATAAAGAGCGCGACCTTTATGTTGTTGTTGATGGTTTTCACCGCTATCTGACACTTAAAAATAGCAAGCGCATTTATGAACGAGAAAACGGTAAACTACCATGCGTTGTTTTGGATAAAGACATTTCAGACCGCATGGCCTCTACCATTCGTCATAACCGCGCACGCGGCTCGCACAGCATTGAGCTAATGAGCACCATCGTTAGCGAGCTTGTTGAGATGGGCAAGGGCGACCGCTGGATATGTCAGCACATCGGCATGAGTCCTGACGAGCTTTTGCGCATGAAGCAGATTACCGGCGTTGCAGCATTGTTTGAGAATAAAGACTTTTCAGATTCGTGGGAAGCGCATGAAGATTAAGCAAGTTTGGCACCCCTTCCATTTGTGGGAGGAGGTGCAGTTTAACATGTGGGGCGAGGTTGATGACATAAAGGCGTTTACGCAAAAGGCGATAGAGTTTACCGGCGACCACAGGCTATACGGTCATTACATGCGGCGCGTGATAAAAGAATGGCCTATTAGCTGTGAGGATGCGCTAACTGACCCGTTCATAAATCAAAAAGCATGGATAGGGCATGCGGCTTGCGCGTTGGCTTTAAGGTGCCCAGAAGATATAGTTAGAAAAGCATGGGGAAAACTAACAGATGAGCAGCAATATTTGGCAAATCAGGAAGCAAGCGCAGCAATTCAGGCATGGAAAGACGACTACATCAAGGATAGAGAGTTACATAGAAGTATGGAAGAAGCGGTGCTATTCTGATGATATACCGGACGACGCACCGAAAAAGCTACGTGACAGTCTACGCGTTCCAACGTATCGAGCGATTGCAGAGTGCATACTTAAAAACGACCTCGGCCTTTTTGGCTTGGGTTTTCAGCCAGAGGTGAAAGAATGCTATACAGCACTAAAGAAGATAAAGGCAGAAAAGGAATCGCCGCAAGGCAAGTTGATTTAAAGCACGCCTCATGGCGCACCCACTGGCAGCGTTATCTCATGCGCCGCTTGGGGTTAAAGTGGCAATCGGATTCACGGAAAAGAGGGGACTATGATGAGTAATGTCCGTCATCAGCCCAAAGGCGGAATGTGCCGCGTATGCAGACACAAGCACGGCGACTGCTCAATGTTGCCGTTTCACACAATGAAGCCAATCGAGCGCAAGGGCGATACTGTTATTGTTCGTTGTGGTTGGTTTGAGAGGGAGGAGAAGAAATGATAATTGGATTAACAGGTAAAGCCAGAAGCGGCAAGGACACACTTGCCAAGCACTTAGAGGAAACTCACGGCTATCATCATTACTGGTTCAGCAAGCCCATGAAAGACGCTTGCCACCATATTTTCGGATGGGATGACCGACACTTGTACGGTGAGTTAAAAGAAGTTGTAGACAGTCGTTACGGCGTATCGCCAAGATACGCATTGCAGACTATCGGCACGCAATGGGGTCGGGATATCATCAACCGCGACCTTTGGTTGTTACGCGCAAAAGAAGAGATACGCCTCAACAAAGATATTGTTATCAGTGACGTTCGTTTTGACAATGAAGCTGAAATGATATTGGAACAAGGTGGACTGGTCATCAATATCGTCAGACCTGACGCACAGCAAGTCAACGAGCACGAGTCAGAGTCAGGTATTGACGCTAGCCTAGTGAGCTTCACGGTAGAAAATGACCGAACCATTGAAGATATGTTTCGTGACTTTGATTATGTCATGTTTGGAGGTGGCGAGTGATAGCCTATCTAATCGCATTCGGAATTAGCATGACTTACATATACCTAAAGGCATGGCAGCAAATTAACGTAATGAAAGAGCGCTACCGCTGGGTTATGCCAGTGTCATTCGCTATGGCAATCTGTGAGGTTTCGGTGATAGGGCTTGTTGTCGCCAAGTCGTTTTGGATGTTTGTACCTATCGGTTTAGGCGGTGGTATAGGCTGTATGCTTGCCATGAAGTTTAACCACCGTGCAAAGCGCGTATAAATAACATACAATACAGCGATAGCAACCACTATCGCTGAGGAAAGTTATGAAGATTACCCATGAGAAGCTGCGCGAAGAACTTGAGTCAGGTAAGACAATAAGGGAAATATCAAAAGAATATGGGATAAGCGAAAGGGCAATTTACAAGCGCAAAGCAAGACTAAAAGCCACTGGTTACGACCCTGAAAACGAGCGACATTACAAGAACCCAGAAGACCAAGCTGTAAAAGGTTACTCGACACTGGTTCGGCATAAGAATAAAGATGACGAAAGCGCCGGCACTGTCATGGAGTGGGTTAAGACGGACGTTGAAAAGCATAAGCAAGCCCAAGCCATGAGCGCCGCCATTGACCAGTTATGTGAACAAATACCCGCCAGAATACGAATAAAACGCCCGCCAGAAGCCCCCGAATCCCTAGCCAATATGATAACTTTCAGCGACTACCACCACGCCATGCAAAGTTGGAGCAAGGAAGGCGGCGCAGACTGGAATCGGGACATAGCAAAGCAGACACTAAAAGCCTCCATGACTGACCAGCTACGTCGAGCGCCAGCAGCAAAGACCTGTATTATCAATCAACTCGGCGACTGGAGCCACAGCGACGGCATGACACCCACCACGCCAACCAGCGGCCATCTGCTCGACCAAGACGGCACGCCAGCGCAAATGATAGACCTATCTATTGAATGCATGGATTATCTCATTACAGAAGCTCTGCGGACGCATGAAAGGGTTATTGTCGTTATAGCGCAAGGTAATCACGATCTGTATTCTGCATTGTGGTTGCGTAAAATGTTTGTGCGGCTTTACCGCGATGAGCCACGGGTTGAGTTTGTTGAAAACGAATTGCCATTTTATGCGTTTAAGTTTGGCAAGTCTGTTATTGGTTTTCACCACGGGCATAAGGTCAAGTTCGACCGCCTGCCCGCACTTTTCGCAGATGAGTTCCGGCACTTAATGGGCGACACAGTGCGCACCTATATCCACATGGGGCACTACCACCATAAAGAGATTAAAGAGGTTGGCAAGGCGGTTGTTGAAATGCACCGCACGTTAGCCGCAAGGGATTCACACGCCAGCTACGGAGGCTATCATTCACAACGCTCGACCGATTTAATCACCTATCACAAAGAATACGGCGAGGTAGGGCGCATAACGTCCAGCTTTGATATGCTTGTATAATCCCCACCACCACCGACATGCACAAGAAAAAGGACTTTCTGTGCATATAGTCACCGATATGTACAATTTAGGCATCAAACTACCGCTCTAGTCAACAAAACACGACTGAAACGGTAACAATCTGCCGCCCTTTTATGCGCATTTAAATGGGACTTTAGGCACTTTTATGCGCATAAAAACGTAAAATTCTATTTTTGCGCTTTCAATCAGACGAGCGCCAGTTTAAAAATTGACGCATATATGTACCAAAAGACCTTTTAGAGAGCTATATGTAAACCATTTTTGTCATAATGCACCCTATATGATTCATTAACGCCATAATCCACCAATAATGAGCCAAATAAGGGTCATTATTCGGCTCATACGCTAACCAGTATAAGCCCCACTTTACACGCTATTAGGTATAATAATCCCGCTATCGAGTGAAAAATGGGACTACTAGGTGTTAATTCCAATTTTTTTCATCCGCTCGATGTAACCAATATCAGTAACAATCGCCAATGTAACCAATTATAGTAACTGGTCGTACCAGTTTTTTCTTGCTTCTCCTTTTCAGTGCGATTATAGTCTTATCATCAACAACAGAGAGGGGGAAAGAAATGACTACACCAGACATGCTGTTTAACACGCTGCGCCGCATGATGCAGGGCAAAACCACAAAGCAAGTGGCAAAAGCATCGGGCGTTGACGTTTTGGCGGTACGCAAGGTTCGCAACAACGTAAACACCGGAACGCTAAAAATGGGGACACTGCGTAAGATTTTCGAAGGGCTAAAAACAATGCGGGGAGTAGCGGACAATGACTGATAAATTCACCCCAAAACGAATTGCAGAGCTAAAAGCTGCAAAAAGCCTGACACCTGCGCACATTCAAATGAACAAGCCTGAGTACATCGAATGGCTGATTGACGTAGCGCCGGATTACATTGACGAGATAGCAGAAGAGCTATCAGAGTGCGGTTATGCTCGAATCATCATTGCAGCACAACTGGAAGAATTCATTGACGCAATCGACCGAAGCGAGCCAGTGCATTACTCAAACATGATTGCAGCGCATCGAATCTTATGGGAAAAATTCAGAGGTTAATATGAAAGACTACGCACCACAAAACGAATTGGAGCGCCCAGCCAAGAAGCATGGCTGGGTATGGATTGGAGTTTGGTTCGCCGTTAGCCTGCTGTTCTGGTATACACTGGCGGGGGCGTTGGTATGAAAATCAGCGTAAACAGTTTCAAGGCTCTTATCAAGCTTGCTTCATTAGGTGATAGCTTTGAAAGAAAGAGCGCTCTGCATATCGGAGCAAGCGATTACATGATGAACCGCTTCTACCAAAACGGGCTTATAAGA